GGGAAAGGAGTTGTTTCATGTTTTTGTTTTTAAAAGTTTCTTGATATAACTAACCATTTTGCACCGTTTGATAAAATTGTAATACTTTGTCCTGATGACAACTGATTAATTGTTGTACTTGTTTTTGTATATGGTTTAATTGATGTAAATGCCATATCCCAAGCATTGTCGCTAATGTTTGAAATTGTAATAACCCTTCCTGTATTAGATGTTGCTGAATCTAAAAATTCTTTTGTTGTAGTACCACTACCAGCACTTGTATTTTCAAATATATATATTGATGTTCCAGCAGCAATTACATCAAAATCATTAACACCTGTACCAGTTTCAATTTGATAACCTGAATAATATGTAGCACCACCAACTGTCAATGTATTACTTACTACTACGCTTGAATCAAAATTAATTATACCACTTTGATTAAGAATAGGCGAATTATCAATTCCATCTGAACTTGTAAATAAAGCTATATATCCTGAAGTTCCAGAGCCTTTAATTACATCAAGACCGTCTTCGGTAATTGCACCATTAACTGCAAGAGTGCTGCCTAATGTGGCTGCGCCAGTTGCATTAAGTGTGCCGTTGACATCTAATGTATAAGAAGGAGTAGTATCATTTATACCAATTTTTTCGGAAACTAATAATCTACCTCTTACTGTTGGAGCAGTAGTATAACCTATTCCAACACCAACTCCTAATGTCATATTAGCAGTTTTCATCGATGCTCCAGTTGCATCAAGTGATGTTCCAGTTCCAAAAAATTCTAATTGCCCAGCACTTTGTGAGAGATATTGACCAGTATTTAATTTTTTTGCAGTTATTGCACCAATAGTATTATAATATATACCATCTTGGCTATTTACTCCAAATGTTATAGCTGGTGTATAAGTATTATTTGCACTATTTGTAGTCATTAAATGTAATCCAGAATTAATAAAACTTGGGTCATCATTATTTATAATTGCAACAATTGGTGGCTTACTTCTATTACCACTTCCTAGGTCACTTCCTTGCCAAGGCGCACCCTCATAACTCGTTAAAAACCAATCTTTATCATAAACACCATTTGCATTTGCACTTGTAAATCTATGAGTGCTTAATTGACCTGAACTGCTACTCATGGTTTGAGTAGTATTAAATGATGTATAATTAGTAGTAGATAATATACTTGCAGTTGATATTGTTGTTCCATTATCAATTAATGTAGAATTACCTAATGTACTTGTGCCAGTAAATTTAGGTAGATAATTTGTTGTTCCTGATAACAATGGTTGGTATGTCGATGCTGCAACACCAGTACGAAGGTAGTTGGTGAGCATTGATGTTGTGTCAGCCTTCCTTAAATAAGGAGTTAACATTGTCGCAGTATCTCCAGATACAATTCCTTGCAAATCAGTAAATGTACCAGTTACACTTCCACCATCTGTCTGGTTTAAAGTCAAGGTCTTTGTATCTGTACCAGTAAAAGCCAATGATGCTATCTTGTCATTGTAAGCCGTATTCCAATTGCTTTGACTTGCATTGGTTGGCAAAGAATAACCGTTACTAAAGGTCAAGCCAATATTCCCATTCGTGGTTATTGGACTATTTCCAACATCAAAACCAGTTGGCGCAGTCAACCCAACACTTGTAACCGAACCATTATCGGTAAAGTTTCCTGATACTGTCCCTCCATCTTGTTGGGTAAGGGTAATTGTCTTTGTTGTTGTGCCAGTAACCGCTAATGAATTTACCTTGTCATTATATGCCGTGTTCCAATTACTTGAATTATTTGTAATGGATGATGCCCAAGTTGAACCAGTTGACAAAGCAATTCCAGCATCAGGATAAACAGGGTTTCCAGCTTGAGCCGAACCAACCGAACCAATACCACTAACCGTAGCAACCGTATAATTGCTTCCAGATTTAAAAGAGGTTGAAACAATAGTAATCTTATTTGTATCAGTTAAATTATATTGGTCATTGTTTAAAAGTTGACCATTCCTAAAAACTAAAATGTATGCTTTTAGTTGGATTGGAAATTTAGATGTGACTGTCCAAGTTAAAATATTTGTTGTTGCTGGTTGATATTCTTGCTTTAAAATCTTTATAGTATCTCCACCAATAGCCACATCAATTGAATCTTGTAGCCTTGCATAAATCGTTGTCGTATCCAATCGTAATGTCCCAGTTGTTGTAATTGTCCCACCAAGTAAACCGAAGCCTGAACCTACACTTGTCACCGTGCCTGAACCTTTTGCATTAATTCTATTGGATAATGAAACCGTATCTGCTGGGTTTAACTTTGCTGCAAATCTTGATGTAAGGTTTAAAAGACTTGTATCTGTCAATTCCATTAAAACATTTAAATCTGCACTAACTGTACCAGTAGTTGTAATTGGATTTGGACTAACTGTTATTCCCGTACCACCTGAAATAGATGTTAAACTGCCACTCCCACCACCACCTGAACCAGCACCGCCACCGCGAGGGAAGATAACTGTATAATTTTCTCCAGCCTTATAAGCCGTTGAACCAATGACAACAGATGCATTGGTAGGTATGGTATATTGAGTAGGCAGTAGTATTTGTCCATTCCTATAAACTTGAACCACCGTAACTCCACCGACTACTAATGTATCACTTTGTGTCCAAGTCAAAGTTGAGGAAGAAACATTGGTAAAATCTTGCCGTGCATAAAATCTGCCACTTGTATCTGCATATGCTTTTGTTGCATAATTAGATAACATTTGTGATGTATCAGAAATGTTTAATTTTAAATTTAATCTTGCCTGAAGATTTAACAAACTTGTATCTGCCTTTCGTAGATAGGGCAAGAGCATATCTGTTGTATCTGCATATTTAACCCTTAATTCAATTCTATTGCTTAATGATGTCGTATCAATGGTTGAGCCTGATGGCAATTGATTCCAAACATTACTCGTAAAATCAAATGAATAAAATTTAAAATTAACCGTATCTAAAATAACCCATGCATTCTGATTGCTTGTTGGCTGAATAGAAGCCGTATCGCTCAATGAACCTCTCCAGACCAAACCATCTGCCGTAGTTTGGAAACCTAATCTTTGCTTATTGCCTGTTGCTGGGTATTGGGCAAAAAGGCTGCACGATGCCAATAAAAAAAGGATTGAAGGCAGTTGTTTTTTACCCCCAATCCTACTAACTACTCCCCTAATTACTCGCAGTAAAACTTCTTGCACCACCGTAGTTCCAACGTTTTCCAACATTTTAAGAAACTTTCTTGGCTTTTTTTCTTTGATTTCTTTCATAAAACGACTCCTAATGATGTATAAATGTCATTGCTTATTTCTTCGTCATCATCATAACAAGTTGATGAAGGACAACCAATTGATGAAGGAATAAAGGCAGTTAACGAAAGGTAATTATCACACAAATAATCTTTTATCCTCTTTGCCTTTATCTGGATTCTTTGTAGCAAAGTATCCTGATAAAACTTTAAGCCATCAACCCCCACATTTTGCCCATATTCATTGTCTAAAGTATATAAACCGTTTGAACCCATCTGCATAACCATAAAGGGAGAAGCTTCATACAAAACTGCATTGGCACATAATGCTTTAAGTTGACTATCCCACAATTGCTGATATGCCGTTGATGTAAAAGCCGTACTACTTCCCTTATCAGCAACCATTGAATCATAAAGGGATAAACCAATTGCTGGAACAACCCATCTAAACTCGGCATCTTCAATATGTGGACTAATCAAGGCTTTGTCCAAACGTATGTCTGCTGGTGTTGGTCTTGCAACGCCACCGCTAATGACTTCACTCGGTTGTATTAGTTGGCTCATTTGTTGGGGTTGTTATTTCAATGGGTGCGTAACCCAATATTTCTCTCTTCTCGTCAATCGTTAAATTATTTTCAACCGCAATGTCTCCCATAAAAGAAACTGGTAAGGTATTTGAAATGCCAAAGGATACATCAGTAAAGGCATTATTGTATTGTGCAATTTCTTTTAGAAAAGGATTTATTATTCTACTTAATAATAGGTTTTGTCGTGGTTTGATGACCGTATTTTGCAAATATTCCATCTCTTGTCTTATCTGCTGATTACTTCCCAATTGACCACTTGTTGCAAAACCAGCCAATGACTTTGACCATCGATTAGCAATTACTATTGCACTTGCTGCAAGATTCTGAAGGTTTAAAAATTCACCTTCATTTTCCTTTGATGTTGGTATCCAGTTGGCTCTTAATTTCTCATCTCTTAAAACCTGAACAAACAATTTATGATTATTGCCCATTCCAGTAAACTTGGATTCAATACCATCAACTAACTTCTTTGCTTCATCTTTTGTCATTGAACCGAAAAATTGCAATAAGCCTGAAGGCATGAAACCATTTTCAAACTTACTGGTATTAAATCTTTGGATTCGATATTCCATCTCTGCCCACATCTTCGCCCCTATCCATTCAGGCAATCCAAAATAGAAATAACCAGCACTATACTGTTTTACATGAATGACCGCTCTTTCCGTGCCATCTTCAAATTGTTTAAATTCAGGGTAAATCGGTACTTCCCTAAATCCTTCACTTGCATATAAAGAACCATCAGTCGTTAACGGCACTTCTTCCCAATTGTCATAAATACCAACCGATTTTATAATCTGGTCTTGTGCTGCTTTCCTGATTCCTATGTAATAAACTGGGACATGGTAAATGTAACTAAAAGGTTGATTGCCAACCCTACCCCTAACAATTTCGGCAAAGCAATTGCCAAAGGCATCATAATCAAAGGCTAAAGCACTTAAGACCTCTTGAAGGTTTTGATTATGTAAATTGACAGATGAAATGACTTCTTCTATCTCGGTCAATGAATTATCAGATATTACTTCGCCTTTCTGTGAGGTGGTTAATAAGGTAGTAGATTTGCCTTTAATTGGAATAAAACCATCACCTACTACCATATTAGTTTTGTCCTCAACAATTCGTCTTAAAGTCGGTGAATTGTTTACAATCGCTATTAAACTCTTTAGAAAATCGTCCTTTTGGGTAAAAAATCTAACCCATTTTGCACCGCTAAAATCAAGTCTTTCTCTACTTGGCTCATTAAAAATATCCTCTTGCACCAACATAGTGTTCGAGGTATCCAATGTAACTGAAGCCAATAAAGGACTTTCGTCCCTTTTTGTTCTTCTATTCAGCCTGTTCGGTACTGCTTGTATCTTCTTGATTTGGGACATAAACTTTTTTCTCAAGGGTGAAAATAACGTGTTGGCTAACAGATACGGGGTTGGTGTTATACCAACCCCTTAACTCTGCTTGTGTAAAATCTCCGATAGTCTTACGAATTATTCCAGCCTTGCCCGTTGGGTCTGCTCCAACATACATTATAAACTTGCTTTTTTCTCTAACTATCATAATTCAATTTTTAATCTAAAAGACCCATTACGGTTTCACCGTTAACGATAAATCTTGCTTTGTTAGTCGTACGACAAGTTATAGTCAATGTCTCTTGATTGGAATCAGTAAACAATGCTCCAGAAACTCCTTCAGCACTCGTTAACCTTGCTGGTCTTTTCTTACCACCGATTGTCTCAACTCCCCAAACCCAATATAAACCAGTATTTTCAACGTGTACGCAAACCAAACCACAAGCCTGATTTGCCATATCTTGAATCAAGTTTCTTAACTCTTGGTCACGGCAATTGATTACACCAGTTAAGGACTGTTCGATTGCTACGGACAAAGTATCTGGGTCTTGTGTAACCGTTTCGGTAAATGCTCCTGAATTTTCACGAAATTCAACTTCGTAAAAAACGGAAGCCGTTGATGTCATGGTAATTGCCGTACAAGCTGCACTTGCATTCGTTGATATTGATGAAACTTGATTTGCGTTTGCAATATAAAGTTTACCAATACCACCAGCGCAAGTTCCATCCGTACATTGATTTAGCCAACCTCCTGTTATACTACTCATAATTTATTTTTAGTAGCCTACGCTGATTAACGAATTATGGATATAATTAACACCCATCTTAAATCTTGCTTTTACATAAACCTTTTCCTCCTTCTGGTCGTACCACAATTCCAAAGCAGTTTCAGGACTTAACACGTCAGTTGCCAAAACCTTGTTTAAAGGAGTTGTATATTCAACGTAATTCGGTAAAGTTGTTCCTAAACTGGTAGCGATTTCATCCCATCTCCATTGTGGAATAACTGGTACACCTCTGAAGGTAAACTGCTCTTGCCCATTAATCAATTGCAATAGACCATAATCTCCACCACCGCCATCTTCAATGTCTTCCCTTAATTGGGAGTAAACCGAGCCAGTTACGTTAAATACCTTCTGATTTGCTGGTAAACCTTTTAATTGTAATGGTGCTTGGTCATATACGGCACGAAGGATGCCAAAGCCATCACCAGCCGCTAAAGCACTTCCTGAACCAGTATCCGTTCTTGGAATTAAATCATTGGCAACTAAATCTGGATAAAAAACTGTCCAAAAACCATCTAAAGAATCATAGTTAGGATTGTTTGATGCTTGGTCACCAAAGTAAGATAAACGAGTAATGTCTTGACGTATCGCTTGTTGTGTACGAGTTAAAAGTATGTTTTCAATTAACGTACCTGATACATCTGGTAACCTTGTCCCAGTCTTTAATAACTCCTCAAAAACTGTGTCTTCAAATTCGTCCCAGCACATCTCAAGGTCAACCTTCATCTTTTCAACGTCGATTGTTCTTTCGTAAATGTCTGTCTTTCCAACTGGAGTAAAGCCGCAGCCTGAATACTTTCTTACGATGTTTTCCAGAGCCGCAACAAAAACCATTTTCTTTTTATTTGCAACGTTTCCTAATACACGAAATTGTGAACGTAAATCGTCATCAAAAAAAACAGGTTCTAAAAATATATTGTTTGCTTCCGTACCACGAAAACTAACATCTAATTGACTAAATTCAACGATTGCCATTGTTTTTTAAATTTTATAGGTTAGCGTAAGTAATTGTTGCAGTCGTGTTGTTTAAAACTTCTGCATCAGATATCATGTAACTAAATTCAGTTTTTGCCCCAGCCTTTGATGTCGCAAAATACACCTTCCAGTCATTACTCTTATTCAAAGCAGTAGTTGTTACATCTATTGCTGCACTTGGAGCTGATGAAATCCATCTTGTTGATGCACTATTACCACTTTCGTCATAAATAGTAAATCGTAAGTAATCAGATGCCGAAGTAACACCATAAATAGGTGTAGCGGTGAATCTTGCTCCAGCAGTTGCAATGTGCCAAGAAAAACTTACTGGTATCCTATCTTCATAGGTATCAACCCCATACAATTGTTCGGCATTTATGCCTTCTGAATTTGCATAAGGATTTGTACGGTTAAGGCTATTCTTGTTGATATACGTTGCCGTTGAGGAATAACCATTAACATTTTGAGCTGTTGATGCGTTAAATGCCATTATCGTAATGATATTTTGTTTTTGACTAAATTAGCAAAAGAATCAAATGGACTCGATTTTGCTTTGGTTTCAATTACTTTTTCATTTGCTGAACCTCCTGAAGGTAAACCTACTCCCTTCTTTACTTGCGCTCTTAAGGCAACTAACTCTGCACTTAATGTTTCAAGAACGGTTTCGATTTCAGCGATAGACGATGTTTGCTCGTTTGTTTTTTCGGTTAATGCTGCCATCTCTTCAGCAGTCAAAACCGTATAACCTTTTTCATTTAAGGTGTTAATTGCAACTTGCAATTCATCTACTTGCTCAACTTCAACTACTGGTTCAACTGTTTGCTCAACAACTTCTGTCTCTGTGCTATTAAGCAATGTTTTGATTTTTTCTAAAATAGAATTACCCATTTCATCATTTGTATTGTTAATTAATAAAGCTGCTGGTACATTTTGAAATTTGTTTAGGCTCGTTTGCAACGGTAAGACATCTATCTTTTTTTCGCCTGACTGAACAATTTCGTCAATAAAACCAAACTCCTTTGCCTCTTGTGCGGTCATCCATGTTTCTGCTGCCATCATTTTCTTAATCTTCTTTCTCATGTTCATTTCATCACCCTTGCGTTTTTTAACCGCATTTTCGTAAATATCAAGTAACTTTTCGTCCATTTTGTCTAACAATTCAGCCGTTGCCTCAAGTTCATCGGAATTACCTATTGAATAAGACCATGCACGGTGAATCATCATAAATGAATTTTCAGTCATCCTGACTTTATCCCCAGCCAACAGTACAACCGTTGCAATGCTTGCGACCAAGCCGATTCCTGTTGTGGTTGTTTCATTGGGATAGTTAGCAATTAAATCAGCCATGCCCATTCCTTCGGTAATTGAACCACCTCCAGAATTAATCATTAATTCAA